CGGCATCTCCTGACTGGTTGATGCCTACCCCTCGAACGGAGAGAAACAACCATGGCGATCACCGCCGCAACCAAGACCACTGATTTCGCGGGGTTCCTGAACCGGGAGCAGTCCGCGCCCATCTTCGAGCGCGTTGCCCGTGACTCAGTCGCGCAGCGCCTGGCCCAGAAGGTCGAGCTCGGCATCAACGGGCAGTCCATCCCGATCGTGACCGGCAAGCTCACCGCTGGCTGGGTTGCTGAGGGTACGGCCAAGCCGGTGTCCTCGGGCAGCGTCGCGCTCAAGACGATGGACCCGAAGAAGCTCGCGGTCATCGCCGTCGTCTCCGCTGAGGTCGTGCGCGCCAACCCGGCGAACTACATGACCCTCATTCAGAACCAGGTCGCGGAGTCGTTCGCGACCGCGTTCGACCTGGCCGCGTTCCACGGCACCGGCTCGCCGTTCACCACGAACCTCGACACGGGTTCGTCCACGCAGGAGTTCACGGGCGTTGCGCCGATCACGTCGGCGGTGTACGACGACCTGAACGCGGGTCTCGCCACCCTCGTCAACGCCGGCAAGCATCTCACGGGCTGGGCGTTCGACGACCGGTTCGAGCCCATCCTGAACGGGTCGAAGGACTCGGCTGGTCGGCCGCTGTTCGTCGAGTCCCCGTTCACCGAGGGTGCTGGTCCGATCCGCTCGGGTCGCCTGCTCGGTCGTCCGGCGTTCGTCGGCGAGGGCGTCTACGCGGCCACGCCGAAGATCCTCGGCTACGGCGGCGACTGGACCCAGGCTGCGTGGGGCAGCGTCGGCGGCATCTCGTTCGACGTGAGCACCGAGGCGACCGTGACCATCAACGGCGTGCTCGTGTCGCTGTGGGAGAACAACCTCGTCGCCGTGCGCGCCGAGGCCGAGTACGGATGGCTCGTCAACGACCCGTCCGCCTTCGTCAAGTTCACCAACGCGGCCTGATCGTGGCTGCTGAGGTCAAGTACGAGCGCCTGGTGAACCCGGACACCGGAACCGTCACGACGGTCCCCGAGCCCATCGCCGGCGTGCTCAAGGAGTACGGCTACAAGGTCGAGGGCAGCAAGCCCCCGGTCAAGAAGTAGGAGGTGGGGCGGTCATGACTTTCGCAAACCTGACTGACGTCAGCACGCGGCTTGGCCGCCCCATCGTCTCCGCTGGGGAGGTTGCCCAGGTCAACGCCTGGCTCTCTGACATCGAGACCCTGATTCTGTCGCGCATCCCTGACCTCGAGGCGCGCGTCCTCGCGGTCGACTCGACCCTGCTCGCTGCCACGGTGGCGATGGTTGAGGCGAACGCGGTCGTCCGCAAAGTGAAGAACCCGGACGGCAAGCAGAACGAGAAGATCGACGACTATTCCTACGGGCTGAACGATGACGCCCGACGCGGCGAACTGTTCCTGACCGAGGACGAATGGGTGCTGCTCACGCCGGCGTCGTCGTCGCAGGCGTTCACGATCACCCCGTTTGGTGCCCCGGGCTACTCGCTCGCGTCGCCCCTGAACTGGTCATGAGTCAGTCGTCGGCGGTCCTGGCAGGCCGCGCAGCAGCCGAGCGGAACATGCTCGACACCTGCACCGTTCAGGCGGTTACGGGTTCATCCGTGGACCCCAACACGGGCGCCGAAGTCCCGACCTACGCGCTTGTCTACACGGGCCGCGTCAAGGTCCAGTCCGGCGCCACTCAGGAGTCCACCCCCGAGGCTGGCGGCGCAACCCTGACTGTCCAGCGTTCCGAGGCTCACTTCCCGGTCGGTGCGTTCGTCCCGGCTGTCGGTCAGGTCGTCACGGTCACGGCGGCTGCACTCGACCCGCTGATGGCAGGGCTGACGTTCCGCGTCGTCGCGCTGCTGCACAAAAGTGCAGCCACGGCGTATCGGCTGGCTGTCACTGAGGTCGTCTAGTGGCTGAGTTTGCGAATGGCGGCTACATCCCGTTTGACCCCGACAGGAAGCCATGGTTTGAGCCAGGACCATGCGGATACATCATCCCGGCCCGACTGGTTCAGTCCCACGCTGTAGCGCTCCTCGCATCCTTGAATACTGAACGCGAGGAGGTCGTCTAGTGGCGATCGACTTCGACACGTCCGAGCTGCGCGCGTTGTCGGCGGATCTCACCAAGGCGGGTACGCAGATCGACGGCAAGGTTCTCCCGGTCCTCAAGATGGGCGCCGGCAAGATCAAGGCCCAGATGCGTCAGGAGATGGCGGCGTCCAAGCACTTCGGTCAGGCGGCCCCGACGATCGGCTATGACATTCACGGCGGCGACTTCTTCGGTGTCGGTGTGATCGAGGCTGAGATCGGCCCGGACAAGACGATGGTCAGCGGCAACGCGGGTCAGGATCGTTACGGCAACATCGGCCCCGCGACCCCCGGTGGCATTGCCAACCTGGCCTACTTCGGCGGCTCTCGCGGTGGCGGCACGGTCGCTGATCCGGTGGGCGCACTCAATGCCGAAGCCCCGCGCTTCGAGGCTGCTCTACTCAAGATCCTGGGGGACATTCTCTGATGCTCGCTCACCTGACCGCAGTCAAGGCGCTCGTCTCCCCGCTGATGCCGGTATATCTGGGTGACGCGACGGGTGCGACGGTCCTGCCTTATGCGCTCATCTCGACCCCGGGCGGCGTTCCTGGAGATGAACAAGCAGTCGACGGAATCCGCCAGGACATCGACGCGACGATCACAATCAAGACTGTCGCGACAACCCTAGAAGGCGCCCTGATCGCACAGAATCGTGTGCGCGGTGTCCTCGCCCCGGGTGGCTCAGCGAAGTCGCTGACGGTGTCGGGACGTATCGCATGGGTAGTCCTAGACGGTCCCCCATTCACCGCCGTCGACCGGGATGTCACGCCGCACGTTGTGTGGGCGATGGACGAGTACCACCTCATCTCGACGCCCGCCTGACCTACCCCCACACTCCACCCCTGCCATCCGGTACGGGGCGTTTCGCTGTACCCCACCGGAGGACCGAATGACCAAGCCCAAGACCCCACTCGAGCCGGAGACGGCCCAGGTCGAGTACACCCCGGCCCCCGTCGTCGGCTTCAAGCCGATCGAGTACACGCCCTACCAGGACACCCCGGTCGCGCCCGTGACCGAGCACACCGAGCCCCTCACGGGCGAAGGAGAGAACTGACATGCCGCGTACCGCTGATCTTGGCCTCACGACCTACTGGTGGGTCCCGGGAGTCGCAGGAATCGTCAACCCCCTGTCCCCCTCCGCTGCTGCGCTGACCGCCGCGAAGAACATCTCGCAGTACGTCGTCACGAGCACGTCGGTCAACCCGACCAGCTCCGACACGATCTCCGAGAAGGGAATCACGGACACCGCCAACGCGAGCGTCCCGACCGTCGGGAACTACGAGGGCACCTTGGTCCTGTTCCGCGATCTGGCTGCCGGCGTCCCCTCGGTGAACGACCCGCTGACGACCATTGGCTCGGTCTCGGGTGTCGTCGGGTGGATCGTGCGGCGTACCGGATTCACGAACCTGACCGCGGCTGCGGCGACGCAGAAGGTGGACCTGTTCTTGATGATGACTGACACCCCGCAGAAGTCGGGCGGAACGGGTGACGGATATTTCAAGGTCACCGTGCCCATGCTCGCCCAAGGCGTCTTTGGAATGGAAGTCGCCCTCGTCGCCTGACCCCCGCAACACCGACCGGGCGCGCTCTCCACGGGCCGCGCCCGGTCGGGCACCACCTCCATGCCCGTGGACTCAGCCCGTGGAAGGCACAGACATGAGCAAGACCGTATTCACCCTGCCGTGGAACTTCACAGCCCCGGATGCTGGGCTCGTGGCGTGGATCGAGGACCAGGGCATCGACCCTGCTCGCGTAGTCGTCGACGCCTTCCGTATTGACGAATCCGAGGATGGCGCGCTGACGCTCCACTACCTCGAGTTCGATCTCACCGATGAAGGCAAGCGCATCATCGCTCGCGGGCCAGGCGGTGACTACGTGGGCAGCACCGGATATGCGAAGTCGATTCGCTCGCAGTCAGTCAACTCTCTCCCGACTCTCCAGACGGCGGTGCGATGATGACCAAGACGATCCCGGCCGACGCTCTCGACAGCAGCACCTTCGACCTAGACGCATGGGTAGACGGCATCGTGCGCCCCGAGGTCGTCGTCGAGCTCTACCCCTACGAACTCGACTACGCCGCGAAACTTGCCGCGATCGAGGCGCAGATCCCGGCCGCTGAGAAGGTGGCCCCGGAGAACCGTGGCATGGATGAGGCGAGCGCGGAACAGTTGCTGGCGCAGATCGTCGAACTCAAGGCTGAACGGT